ACCTTATAAACGTGCAATGATGAGATGGTTACATCAAGATTTTCGTGCTGAATATGAACATTGGCACAAAACGTGTTTTATGGGAAAAGCTTGTACTGCTACAGGCGTCAAATATGATGCTGGCGAGTCAACTGTTTCTGGTAGCTCTATCACCTCTGATACAAATACTAATGGTGTTAGCTATGTAGATTATGTTTCACTCCGTGAGTTAGGTCATTCTCCAAAAGAAGCGTGGGAGCTACTCGGAATCATCTGTGGGGATGATAGTGTCAATCCGTATTTACCAGGATTTGCTGAGATGATGGAAAAAGTCTCTAATGATTTTGGATTGTCGTTGGTTTGCGAGGTTAAACTGAAAGGTAGCAGTGTTAAATACTGTAGCCGGATTTTCGTTGACCCTAGTACTATTAACGACTCTTTCCAGGATCCGTTGAGAACTATACCAAAATTACATTTGACGGCAAATAAAATGGTATCTAATGAGCAAGCAGCAGTAAATAAAGCTGCTGGGTACATTATTACGGATTGGCATACCCCCATAATAGGTGATTGGTGTCGAAAAGTTATGGAACTCACAGATTTACCTGTGGCATATCAAACTCGTGAAGAAATTTACAAGTGTACTATGTCATGGCCACAATCACAACCGGATTTGATCCGTGATGAGTTCTGTAGAGTGACGAACATAACCGGGGCTGAGCTTGCGGCTGCTGTTGATCGTATTAAAAAGGTCAAGCATCTAGATGGCTTCCCAACCGTTATGACAATGCCGTTTGAACATAAATTGGCGGCAGTCATCGGTAGTGAGATAGTGGGGCCCACGCAACGTATAAGTGAGAAAAATCAAATCAATGAGTCAGACGATACCAACAAGCTGGTTATTAACACACGAGCAAAGTTTGGAAGCAGTGAGATCAGTGCATCAGACGATACTTCAGTTCCTAGAGTCCCTAAGAGAAGATCTCGGAACCCAAATATCGACGTTACAAGGACTACTGGAGTTATTACCGCCAACACACGCGTTACAAGTAAACTTAATACTACAACGAATGCGAGCGAAGATACCCGAGTTAACCGATTACTGCATCCTATTCCATATCCTCGCAGAGCAAGATCTTCCGTTAAATTGATAGGTCCTATTCCTAAACCAAGATTAACGAAACCAATTCCGCTCCCGAGAACAAAATTTACAGTAGTTGCTGACGTCCACCCTGAACCTAACGTTAAGGCAGTAAAATGCCCG